TTGTTGGCAGTGGACAGGGCCGTCATCAGGTACACGACGCAGCTAAACAGAATGGGGATAGCCGCAAAGACGACCTTCTCGATCAACGCCCCCTTAGAGGCGTTGGCTGCCATTTGCTCGGACATCTGAGCCTGCTTGGCGGCGTCCGACATGGCGTTAGTCCTGGCTCACTTCGGCAGGCTTCTTCTTGCCCAGAAGCTTCTGAACCGTCTCGGTCTCGTAGATACGGATGCCAGTCCAGCAAATCGTGAAGATTGCCGCGATGCTCGGCAAAACGCCAGCTAAGGTAGCCACGACAGTTCCTATAGAAACCGCATCAACAACGTTCTTCACTGCTTCCGTATCTTGGGTCATATCAGCAGTTCCAGGCCCGTAGGGACTTGTTGATACGAGAGTTGGGATCGTTGGCCGTCTTTGCCGATGTGAGCTTCTTCTTCATCCCCTTCATGCGCGCGCAAAAGCTATCCCGTCTGGGACCGCCTTCAGGCTGGGGAGGCTTCAACCCAGGTTTCCCTGGGTTGGCCCGGTTATAAGAAGCTCGGCCTTTGGCATTCAGACCACCAGACTTGGACTTGCCTTCGGCACGCTGCCAAGCTGGGGTCTTAGCCATAGATGACCATCACCGAGGCAACGTCCGTCAGGTCGGCAAAGATGCCGGTCTGGAAGAGAAGCCCCTCGCCCGGCATCAGAAGCCAGTTGGTGCTGGTCGATCCGGTGATCGTATTCACAGTGATCTTGCTTGGACCAGCCACGGTAGAGCCGTCCCGAAAGACAACACTGCCCGCCCCGGCAGCAGGAACAATGTAGATACCCTTCACGCGGCAACGGCCAATCGCATTGCCCGCTTGGTCATTCATCACGCCGTCCGTCGTGCGGACGGCGCTAGCAAGGACATCTGTCTGCATGACGCAGAGCCCTCCTTAGCTGTTAGGCGCTGGCAGGGTTCTGGGCGCCGTTCGGAGCGCGCTGGACGTAGGAGACGGTGATGATCGCACGACCAACACCAGCCTCCGAGCCAACCGCATAGCGCACGAACACAGGCGTACCTGCCGAAGTCGAGGTCTGCCACGCAAGCTGCGTCGTCGCCGTGGCGGTACCACGGAAGCGGCCACCAGCCGTCGTTGCCACGGCAGCCATAAGCTGTGCGCCGCCAGTCGCGTTACCAACCGACACAGTGGAGGTGGAGGTGCCGCCCGGAACCACAACCTGATCGACCGTGATGTCCACGATCTGAGAACCCTGGGGCAGAATGCCGAGAGCGGCATCCACGTTGCCGACGCCAGCCGTCACAACGCCCGTGTCATAAGACTGGGTAAGAACAACAAGGCCCGTATTACGGGCAGCGCCCTCACGGACAGTGCCCGAGCGAACCGGGCCGGAAAACGTGGTGAACGCCATCGTTTTTCTCACACACTATGGCTTCACTGTCTCGTTCATGTCTGCCGGGACAGTCAGTGAAGCCGGTTTGCCCGGAATCACCCACATTATGCCCGGTCTAGAAAGGTTACAGCAAGCACAAAAAAAGCAGGGGGCCGAAGCCCCCTGCCCGTTATTCGGCGTGCGGACCGTCTTACGACGAGCCGGGCGAACCGAAGATGCCCAGCGGGTCAGACACGCCGAAGCTGTAACGCTCGCGAGCCTTGTAGCGCGCGTTGCCCGTGTCGAAGTCCCCATCCATCGACGTGGCGAGCGGCGAACGCACAAAGTGCTTCATGCCGTTCGGGATGTCGGTGATGAGGAACCACGCGTTCGGGTCGGTCAGGAAGTGGTTGACCGTATAGCCCTCGGGGATAGACCCGTTGGACTTCAGCGCGTTGATGTCGTTGTCAGCCGTGCCGGTACGGAGTTCCGTCTCCAGCAGTCGGGTGGCAACGAACATGTTCGACGGCGGCACAATCAGCTTACGCGGACGGGCCGCGATCAGCAGACCACGCTCATCCGTCCAGGCGGCGATCTGAATGACAGCAGCCTCAAGGCTGGTCTCGTTCAGGTCGGTCGCCGTGGCGGGGCGGTTGCTGTTGTAGCCACCCGACACCAGCGGATGCTGGGTGTTGAACAGCGTAACGCCGTCACCAGACTGGTAGCTGGTGAAGCCGTTGTTCAGCGGGAACGCAGCCTTCACCTGCTTCGTGAACGCCATCGAGCGCGCAAGCGCCTTGGTGTAACGAGCAGACAGGCTGTCGTACAGGTTGTCTTCCATCGCCTCTTCGGTGATGGAAAAGCCGTACGCGATGGTCTCATGCGTATAACGAGCGGTCCAGGCTTCCTGGCCGTTGTCGTACGCAATCGCCGCACCTTCGTTCTTGACCGGGGCAGCAGCAAAGCCCGAGAGCTTCACTTCTTCTTCAAAGGAACGCTCCGAGTTTTCAGTCTCGTAGATTTCCTTATGCTCCTCAGCGTACCGCTTGTACTCCAGACCGAACAGAGCGTTCAGGCCCGGAAGCAGTTCCTTGAGAAGCTGTGCGCGTGAAATAGCCATCTTTCACAGCCTCCTTAGCTAGCAGCCGTACCGGCAGAGCCGGTATTGCCGGTGCGGTGGAAGTGCGTGTTGATACGCACGATCACGTCGGTGAACGCATCACCAATCTGGCTGGTCGTGCTGTTGACGAAGTCAACAATGCGAACCGGCAGAGTGTTGGTCGTCGCGATGCTGGAGGCATCGAGGCCAACGCCAGAGTTGATGTTTACGCCGCTGCTGCCAGCAACCGTCTGGATCAGAGCCGCATTGCAGCCCAGAGCCGTCTGACCGAGGCTGTCGTCAGCCTGCACCTGGAACAGAGCGTCCGGGTCATCCACGACATAAGCCTGGATGTCGGTCGCCGTGTTGCCAGCCGTATAGTTCTGGCGGAACACCGTGCCGTAAACCGGATCGGTGAACGTGACGCCCACGAACACGCCGACATAACCAAAGCCACCACCCGTCGAGGTGATAGTCGCGGCGGTCGTGGTGGCGTTGAAGCGCGCCAGAGTACCACGGGTCGAACCCGTGTTGGTGATGATCACCGGGTCGCCATACTGAATGTTCACGGCATAGCTAGCGGGAATCGCATACTCGCGAGTCGAACCAGCATAGCCCTGACCACCCAGAAGGTTGATGGGACGAAGCCCATACGGGGAAGAGGTCGAAGCCACTTTCCGTTACCTTTCCATGTGGGGTTGGGAGATATGGCCCAAAGAATTATTCCCTGGGACCACGACCAAACGTGGTCCTCGAAGACCGCTCCGGACGAAGGACCGGCATACGAGGATCGCTCTCGCGCATCAGATTGTTGTCCACGCTGTCCATCTGCTGTTGCGCCATATTCCCATAGTAAGCCGCACGCTGCCGCACGACTTCCTCCGGAATCTTACACAGAAGGAGACCACCGACTTCGATGTTGCCCTTAAAGCGACTGTCTTTGTCGGCTGCCAGCATCAGTTCAGGATGATCTTCGGCACGAACAGGCACATAGCCCTCGCGTAACTGCTTGCTGACATTGGTGTTGTCCACCGAGTTCATCATGCTCGTGCGGACCCAGCGGAAGACATACCCCGGCTCAGGCTTAGGATCAGGAAGGATCGAAGGGGGGCGCCAAGAAGTCGGGCGAATCTGCTGTTCGCGCGTTTCAAGGTCGCGGGGGGTGCGGTCAGCCATGACCGTAATCCTTCAGATACTGAGCAACGTATTGCTCGGGGGTAAGGCCGAATCTCTTGGCTAGCGAAACCTGAGACGGCGTGAGACGCACTGTGCGGTTGGTCTTGGTGCTACGAGTAGCGGGAGCGACCACCGATGCCACCTTAGCCGTCGCGTCAATTTCCGGCTCAGGTTTCTGGAAGTACTCGGGGAAACGGCGCTGAACGCGCTGCGTGATTTCCTCGTAGTACTTATCACCACGCGGGTCGAGCTTATGCTCTCGGATCAGCATATCGCTGACAGCATAGGCGTAACCCGTCATCTCCTTCTCAAGCTCGTTCTGCCCCTCGAACCAGGAATTACGCCCGGCCCACTCGACGGCCTTTGCATCCGGCTGAGGACGAACTTGGGGAATCTCATACTGCGGCTCGGGCAGAGCAACCGGCTTGTAGTTCGCATACCGATCATGCTCATTCACGAAACGCTGAAGCTGCTCCTGATAGTCCAGGAACTTGTCGGTCTCGCCAGCCTCGAACGCTTCCTTCATCAGCCTCTTGGTGGCGCTGATGTCAGACTCGGCACGAGCCTTGGCTTGATCGGCAGCAAACTTCTCCGTGTTACCGGCGAGTTCGCGGTACTTCTTGTTCTCTTCAGCAAGGCGCTGGGCAAGCTGAATTGCCTCGTCGCGTTCCTTGGCGGCAAGCTCCTTGGCTCGCCGCTCGGCGTTGCTCTTGAAGGAAAGCTCCTTCAGGCGCTGCTTCCAAGACTCACGGTAGTTGGCGATCTCGTCGTCTTTTACCGTGATGTCGTCGTCGTTATCGGTGACCTCCGGGGCAATCGCTTTGCCGCGATCCTCGTCCGGGGTGTCATCCACAATTTCGACGGTGAAGTCCTCGTCGGACTCTTCAGCCTTCCGGGTCGCGCTCATGCCCGTGCAATCCCACGCGGGTCTTCAACAACACCCTCGACAGTATCATCATTGATGATCCGGAACTCCCGGCCATGAATCTTGATACGGGTGCCGCTGTAAGCACGGAACAAAACCCAATCCCCTTCCTTGCACCAAGCGCCATCCGGGAACTTGGCAGGGTCTTTATAGGCGAGTGACCCCATCTTTAGGACGAAGCCAACAACAGTTGCAAGAGATTCCTTTTCCCGCACCTGTTCCGGCAAGTAGATGCCAGAGTCCGTCTTTTCCTCAAGCTCAGGAAGAGCAATCAGAAGCTTGAAGCCAGCCGGTTGAGGAAGCTGAGTTGCCCCTCGAACAGCATCTCCGTCCGGCATCTTGATATCAACGTTAAGCATGGTAGTCCTTTGAGCGCACTGTTAGGGTCGTGCGATACCCTGCACCCACAATGGGCGATTAGTCCTGCCGACTGAGGCGTTCCTCTAGGTCAAGCAGTTCTCTTTCGGCTTTCGCCAAACCCTCAATAACACCAACCTGATGCCGATAATCGGCCCAGTCAACCACACCGCCAGTAGCAATGTGGTCTGCGTGGATGTTCATCATCTCCCGGAATTTCTGACGAAGAAACTCCAGGACGTTTTCCTCGGAAGCTGGCATCACTTGCCCTTCATCAGATCAGCGCCAAGACGCATGGCGTCGAGCTTGATCTTTGCGTTGTCGTAGTCGCCACGCTGGTCATTGGACTGCTTCTGGGACATTGCCTTGATCCCGGCATTGACCCCAGCAATCCGCTCCTGAGAGGCGATCCGCTCAAGTTCAATCTGCTGCTGACGCTGACGCGCCATCTGGTCGGCGCGATCCTTGAGCGTCTTCCTCTGGATTTCAGCCGCCTTGTTCTGGGCGTCCTGCATCTGAGCCTGGACAACAGGGTCCTGCATCTTCTGCTGGATTTCCTGCATCTGGGCTTCGGCTTGGTCCTTCTGGAGAAGCTTGCCAGCCGCGTCTGCAATCAGCTTGGAGAGGGCAACCTCAATGTCTTCGGGCAGATGTTCGTCAGGCGGCGGCAGTTCGACGCCAAGCTGATCCTCGATCTCACGGCGATACTGGAATCCAATATGCTCTGCGATGTGAGCCATCGCCGCTGCCTGGATTGCAGACGCCTGGGGCGACTGCCCCACAAGCTGAAGAATCTTCGGGTCCTGCATCGCGGCCATGTGGACCTTAATGTGGGCTTCGTGATCTTGGTACAGAAACGCCTTCACGGGCTTACCAGACAGGATCGCCATGTTCTCAGAGACAGGGTCCATCGGCTTCTTCTCATCCGTGCTAGGGATGATCTTACCGGGGTCCTGAATGCCAAGGACAGTCAGCATCTGTCGATGAAGCTCGGGCAGATCGTACATCTGTGGGGCCTGAGCGGCCAACTGAAGCGCCGCCTGATACTGAACCACTCGCTGCGACAGAGAGGCAGCATTCGGGTCGGTGACGGGGATGACATCAATTCTGCCATCATAATCATCGGTGCGAGTCGCACCCATGTCCGTCTCGTATTCGTAGTTACCCTTCATGTGGACGCGGATGATATCCACCAGAAGATCAAGCTCGTGCTTCATCGAGGCATGAAGACGCGCCTGCACGGCAGACATCACCTTCATCGCTCGCTCCATCAGAGCCAGCGTCGTTCCAACGGGGGCGCTCTGGTTGGCGTCACCAATCTGAAGATCAGCAATCGACGCAAAGCGACGGCCTTCCTCAACCAGCGTACCCAGGAGGCCAGCGAGAACCTGAGACGGCTCCTTGTAGGGCAGGAAGGTGATGTTGTCCTTAATGGCTCCGGACGAGATATCCACGTCCCGGAACTCGCCCGGCATCAGGGGCGTGCTGTCGCCTTTGATCCGAAGGCCGCGAGACTTCAGGCCAGCAGGAAGGTTGGCCAGCGTGCCCGCATCCACAAGCTGACGCAGGATCGACGTAGCAGACTTGGCAATGCCGCCGACGAGATGAATCAGACCGAACGGGTAGAAGCCGAAACCAGGGATATACCCATACTGGACGAAGTGCTGACGCTTCAGCTTCAGTTCGTCGTCCTGCTTCCAGTTCCGGTAGATCGACAGGATCACGCCCGTCGAACGCTCGACCGTCACGACATAGGGAAGAGCGATGCCGGTCGGCTCGCCATCCTTGCCCACGTCCTCGTAGCCAGGAAGATCGAGATCGATGTGCATCTCCAGCAGCATGTGCCGGTCATCGGTATCGATCTGCTCTTCACCAGCCAGCTTGTCCTTGGTGCGTTGAATCTCGTTCCTGTCAGGAACGGGCTGAGAGAGATCAACGTCCCGATAGAAGCCCATGACCTGAAGCTTCCGAATCTCGTTCGGGTGCTTCCGCATGATATGCGTATAGCGATTGGCGGTCTGGAGATCGGATGCCCCATAAGGGGCAACAAAGTCCTCAGCCGGGACATAGATCGACGCCGGGCGACCCAGTGTCGGGTCGAAGTACACCTTCTTGAATGCTGCCCCAGCCAACGGAAGAGCGAACAGCATCCGCTCATGCTCGTTCCTGTACTCGGACATCTTCTCGGTCAGGATGTAGTTCAGGTCATTCTTGACCCGCAGAGCCTGCCGCTCGCGCTCAGGAGTAATCCTGCCCACAATCTTGGTCTTCACGGGACCCCCAGCAGGGAAGGTCTCCATGATAGCCTGCGACTGGAAGCGAACTGCTGCCTCAGAGAGAATGGGATGGAAGACGCCGCACGCGCCCGGCCAGGGGCTAGAGCGGTCCTCGATCTTCAGTCCGAGGAGGTCGAGGCCCTTCTTGTATGTGTCTTCCCAATCTTCCCTGGAGCGGCTGTCAGATTCAAAATCATCCAGGAGTTCATGGCCCAGAGCGCCAAGGTCGCTCGGGTCCATGTGTTCAGCCAGATTGTCATGGAACCCCGGCATCATCTCTTGGGAAAGCTCAGGCCCAAGAATGACCAGAGCGCCACCGTCTTCCGTCTCAATCGAGACAGCATCCGGATTCAGAATCTCAACCTCAAGGCCGCTGTCGGAGGGATTACCCAGCGGGTTCATCGCTTTATCAACAGCCACGGCCAATCCCCTCAGTAATAATCTGCACGACGCGGAAGCTCAGGCTCATCATCATAGTCAGACGGCAGTCGGACGAAACCACCCTGCCTGTATCTCATGAGAGCCATAATCACCGCGTCAACATAGTCATCGTGAGCCCCATTCGGGAAAGAGGCGCATTCCTCAATAACCTCATCGGCCCATCGCGTCTCGGGCGCCCACACTATACCAGAGGCAAACATATCGCTAACGCTATTTGCCCGCATGATCTTGTCGCCGGAAGCTCGCGTCGGGGTAAACTCCGACACAGGAATCCCAATCTGACGAAGCTCATGGATCAGAGGCAAGCCCGAAGCCTTGCCTTCGACCAGCATCGTATCCGGCTGCCACTCCTTATAGACCTCCAGAGCCCGCTGCTTCAGGTCCGGGAACTCCAGACGATCCTTAAAGGCGTCGAGGAGAATAATATTCTGCCCCTCGACTCCAGAATCATTCACCTTGTTAAACACGCCCCAGACAGTGAAGGCGCTGTAGTCCGAGCGATTGTTCTTGGTGAAGGCGGTGTCGGCAGATATGATGATGTATTCGCACTCGGGCGGGCGGCCCCGATCCCAACGCTTCCACCACTCTCTCTTGAGAATGGCTCCCTCAGCATTGGTCGGCTGCTGCTGATACTGAGCATTCCACTTGTGGGCGGGCAGTTCTGACTTCAGCGCCTGAAGCGCCTCGATCTTCCAGAACTGGGGCCACAGAGAGTTTCCCGATGGCAGAATGGCGGGAAGCTCAATGACCTCCCACTCAGACTCCCCATCTCCCCGATCCATTGATGTCTGAATCAGACGGCCTGTCAGGTCTCGCTTGCCCCATCGAGTCATAACAATCACGATGCGGGCATCCGGCTGAAGGCGCTGCCGAGGACCGGACGTGTACCAGTCGAACGCCTTGTCGTAGATCGCAGGATCATGAGCGGCCAGAATGGCCTCTTGCTCCGTGTGCGGGTCATCAATGATGAAGAGGTCCGCACCCTTACCGGCAATCGCACCACCAACACCCACGGCAAAGTACTCGCCGCCCTTGTTGGTCGCCCAGCGACCGGATGCCTTGGAGTCAGACTGAAGCTCTACGTCTGGAAAGATTTTCTGGAAGTCTTCAGTGTCCAGAAGGTTCCGGACCTTCCGACCAAAGTTCACTGCCAACTCAGCCGTGTGGGTGGCCTGGATGATCTTCTTGTCCGGGAAGTTCCCCATGAACCAAGCAGGCAGGAGGAAAGACGCAAACTCCGACTTCGTGTGTCGGGGCGGCATGTTGATGATGAGCCGCTTGCAGTCTCCGAAGAGAACCTTCTCGAAGGCTTCTGCCATGATCTTGTGGTGGGCGCCGTCGATAAAGCCCGGCCACATCTGTCGGACGAACGCCAGAAACTTCTTCCTGGAAGCCTCCCGGCCCTTGGCCAGTTCCAATTTCTCCACAAGCCTTAGCAGTTCTACCTGCTCAGACTCGGGAAGCTCTTTGATCTTGGGCAGAATGTCTTCGAGGTTCACGAAAAAAGGCCCCCATTGCTGGGGGCCAAGTCACACTCACGGAGAGACTGAACCGTCAGACGACGGAGGTCCGAGCCCATTCCATCAAATACTGCCCCAAGGGTCAAGGAAATCATCAAGCGGCCTTCTCAATGACAGCGAGCGAACGCGCTCGCCTTGGCAGAAGTTCCAGATGGCCGCGCTCAACGAGCGCATCAATCATCCGCTTCACACCAGACTTGGACGCAATGCCAACTGACTCACCAATCTCCTGATAGGATGGTGAGTAACCCTTCTCAGCACAATACTTTTTCACAAACTCCAGCACCAAATGCTGCTTCATGGTCACGCCAAGTTTGCCCGAAGGGTATTTCCTGCCCGACATCCTACTTACCCTTTGCCTTGATAAGCAAACCCATATGTCCATCGGCCAAACGCTTCTGAGACATCAGAATGTGCCCATCCCGATGAAGACCCCTGGCGTCAGGCACGCTCACAACAGCATCCGGGATAGAGACCCAGCGAGAAAAGCCAGCGCCATGAACCCCAGAGTACTGAGACTCGGCAATCAACGTCCACGTCTCCGGTATCTTCATCCTAGGCTTCCCCAAACCTTCGGAACAAAGCATATCCAAAGCCGTGACTAAGCGCAATTCTGCCCCAGAACCAAGGAGCGAGCGCCATCTTAGGTAGAATGAGGGAGCCAGAAATGGGTCAAAACCCCGGCAAAAGCCAACCAGAGGGGGAAATCAGCCGTTTTTGCGATATCCCCGGCCTGGGTATGGGACCCAAAAAGGGAAGGGGGTGGGTCTCTGGGGAGAGAATGGCTGAGGAGGGGTGGGGAAATGAAGGGGGAGGAGGCTATCAAAGGTTATGGGATCGTTGGAGTGGAATAGTATGTATAGGCGGGCGGGTACGCGATGCTCGAACGGGGGTGTGCCCGGTGGGTGGGGTCAGCAGGACCGGCCTTTCATCACCGCCCGGCCTGCCAAGCCCCTGTTTTTCCCCGTTTTAGACCGCAACCTCCACCTCGCGCGATCTATCTAGACCGGCAGCCTCAGCCCGCCTTTGCCAGCATGGCCCTAAGCTTGGCCTCTAGCGTGGCGGCTAGGTCAGCCGGTGCAGCCTCTGCCGGTTCAGTGGCAACCCGTTCACGGAAGGCGCCGACAACATCCAGCTTGCCCAGTAGCTCAAGGGCGCGAACCCTGGCGGCGGGCGGGCTATCGGGATCGGTTGACTCAGCGTGCAAGCGTTCGATGACGTGTTGCCTGATCCGGGCGGCATCAAGCGATGTTTTCGCCTGCCTTTCCATAACTAGCTGGTTAACCCTTGCGGCGATCACGGGGTTTGCCATGAGGCGGCAAGCCTCGGCATGGACAGTGGCCGGTGCCATGTTGGCGGCGTCATATGCGGCCCGGTAGGACACTGCGAGGGTTTCGCCACGGGACCCGACGCCTTGTGCAAAAGCCTCTTGCTTGGCGGTCAATCCGTTTGCGTCTTTGCCTTGCCCATTGGCCAGGGGGACGACAACCCTATCGGGGGATGCTGCCACAACACGAAGGGCAGGGGGTTTGCGCTTACGCTTCGTCTTCTCTCCCCTAGGCTTATCGGACACGGCCACCTCAAGGCGGCTTGCGCCGCTTGCTTCAGGAACAAACCGGGAACGCTCTCAGCTCCCCGATCTTGCCGCCCTATGCGGCCCGGCCATCCTACCAGCACGCCGGGGCAGCACACAACAAAACGATGGCGCAACCATAGGTCTAACCCATTGAGACATCGCACAACGCATTGATGTGGATCGTAACCCGTTGAAATCGCACCATGAAAAAAAATATCAGACAGGCGTCTTTTTTGTGTTGACCCGTCCGAAGCGCACCTTTAGAAGCATCTCCAGGCACGGACCACCTCACGGAGGACCCCGGCGCCACCGCTCTCTGAAACAGTGAATAAGGGCACAAGCATGATGGGCGGCTAGCAACCGCCCCCATGCAGAGAGCCACCACCGGATAGCGCAATCGGTCAGCAGCAGCGCGATAATCTACACGGGCAGGGCGTTCCTGTCCCGGAGTAGGGACCCGAGTAAACATGACAACTCAGCCTAGGGGGCAGACATAAGCGCGCCGACACAAGATCGTGAGCCGGTCGCCCTAGGTGGTAGGGAGCAATTGAGCCGCCCGAGACGTAAGCGCGCCGCCCGCATGGGCGTGAGCCGGTCAAGGGTGGCGCTGCACCGGGGGTCATGTGGTCCGGCGGGGATGCGTCCCCGCCTGCACCGGCAGCCTGCCGCATCGCGCGGCGCGCTGCTGATGCAGAGGATCAGAACATGGACGGCAAGAAGATCGTTCAAGATATCCGCCACGCTGAACGCTGCCTGAAAGAGGCACGCAAGGCGCTGAGGGACGGAAATAGCGAGGCGCTACTTCAACGCCTCTCCCTAGTGGCACAATACGCCGCCCTAGCAGCGCACAACATGCCGGAAGATCAACCGGGCGTGCAAACACTGAGGGAAGCATGGAGCCCGGCCAGCAGGGCATGCGATGAGTCAATGAAATGGAGATAGCGGCCAGCCAGAGGCTGGTGCGCCCGGAACCGTAGGACAACGGAGGGAAACATGAACGAAGTGTGCGAGCTATACGTGGAATACCTAACGCCCCCGTCCTACTGGGCAGAAGATTACGAACCTCCCTTCATGGGGGAACCCGGCTTCTACGTGTCCTCTAACGGGGACGTGGTTTCCGGGCCGTATGACACGAAGGCAGAGGCAGAGGCGGAACGCCGCTACCTGATCAGCCTCACGGCGGAATAACTGGTGCGCCCTGCCGGGCGATATCTGACAGAACAACCCAACAACGGAGAGGCAACCATGTATCAGGCGATTCAGACAAAGTTTCTCGGCCCCACCAACTTCCGGGGCGCCCGCGTGAAGGCAACCGCCGACGCTGGCAGCGTTACAGTGTCATGGGATTACGCCCTTGGCATTTACGAAAACCACAAAGCCGCCGCCGTCGCCCTGGCGAACAAGTACGGGTGGAATACGAACATGCTGGGCGGTTCCCTGCCCGGCAAGGGGTACGCCTTCATCCAAGTCTGACGCCCCGGCTTCCCACCGCCTTTGCGGTGGGTTTCCCGGTCGCCAGTGGCGCCGACACTTCAACACCAGAGGAGCATGGACATGCCTCGCAAGGCACGTTTTGCCACGCCCGCCGACGCTGAAAGGTGGGCAGTAAACAAGGGCGCCCCGGTTCGCGGATCGGGGCATTCGATCACCAGCGCCACCCGTGGACTGGTGCGCTTTTGGCTAACCGCGTCTGGCATCCCGTCTGAAAGGGCCGTGCTTTTCAGCGTCGGGCAGATGACCGCCGCATGGCATGACCTCAGCGGCGCCGCCCTGGCAGCACTGAAGGACGGCAACCCCGTCCCCAGCCCGGTGCCAGCACCCACCCCCACCCCGGCGCGCTTCAAGCCCGAGGACTTCCCCATCCCTGTCAAGAACGAAAAGGACACTGCACCCGTGAACACGAACGATCACGCCGCCGCCCTCGACGCCCTCAAGCGTATCCTGGCGCCGGATGCCACCCCGCTGGATGAAAACGCGGTGGTCGAGATTGTCACCCGACGCATGGGCGACACGGTGAAGGCTGCCGTGAACGACGCCGCCGACAAGGCCCGGATGGACCTCTCCGACCTACTTGAGGAAGCGCGCTCTATCGTGAACGGCGCGCCCCGCGTGCTGCGGATCGAGGTGGCCGGGCGTATTAAGGAAATGCCCGCCACGCCCCGGCATTGCATGTTCGACACCTTCCTGGCGATGGTTATCGCCAGCCGGTTGACGGGTGGGCAGATGCCTATGCTGGTCGGCCCGGCGGCTGGTGGCAAAACCACCGCCTGCGAGCAAGTCGCAACGGCCCTGGGCCTGCCCTTCTATTCGGACGGCGCCTTGACCGGGAAGCATGAACTGACCGGCTATAAGGACGGCGCCGGGCAGTATCATACCACCCCCTTCCGCCAAGCGTTCGAGCATGGCGGCGTCTACCTCATGGACGAATTGGATCGGTCGGACCCTAGCGTTCCGCTGACCCTCAATTCTGCCCTCGCAAACGGGTTCATGTCTTTCCCCGACCGGGCCGAGCCGGTGCGTCGTCATCCGGACTTTGTCCCCATCGTCGCGGCCAACACCTTCGGGCGGGGCGCCGATCGGATTTATGTCGGCGCGAACCAACTGGACGGCGCGACCATTGACCGCACGGCCCCGCTGGTTTGGGATTATGACGAAGTGCTTGAGCGCGCCCTTGCTGGTGATGACGCCTGGGTGGCTTACGTCCAGGCCGCGCGCAACGCCGCCTTCAAGCACAAAATCCGCCACATCATCAGCCCTCGCGCGAGCATTGGCGGCGCGAACCTTCGGCGGGTTGGGCTGCCCTTCGATGTGGTGGCCGAGGCTTCCATCTGGAAGGGCCTCGACACTGAGCAGCGTGCCCGCATCATCGCGGATATCCCCGACAACGTGACGCGCCGGGCTCAGGCAGCCCGCGTGATCCTGGCAGCGGAATAAAAGACATGCGCGACCTTCGATCCCTCCCGACCGACCCCAACCGGGCGCAATTCGCGCCCTACCTTCCCGCCTTTCATGAGGCGGCGAAAAGCGTCGCCTCCATTCACTTCGACACGATGGCAGAACTAATGGAGTACGTGCCCCCGAATGATCCTCGCGGGGACCGACACTGCGGATCGGCATGGTCGGGCGGCAAAGAGTTCTGCGGCACGAGAAACATGGTCGAGGCGCTGAAATACGCCCGAGACGGGTGGGAGGAGGGCGCCGAGCGCGCCCGACCCCTGCTGGACAAGATCAAGACGGCCCGCCCCGTCCGCAGGGCGCTGGTCAAGTGGAGTGTGGCCGGGGCGATCCCGAGTGTGCCCCGCTATCTGTCGGGCGACCCCATGCACATGCGGACTGTCGGCATGACCGCCAGCAGCAGGCAGCCGGTCATCACCCTGGTCGCCAACTGGTCCACCCCGGCGCACGTTAGCTCCCGCGTGTTCGAGTGCAGCGCCGTGGCTGCTGCTGCCATCTGCGACCGGCTGGAAGATGCAGGCTACCGCGTGGAGATTATTGCCGGACGGCGATGCTCTAGCGATACCGGCGGGCAGAAGGGGCACGTCGCGGATATGTTCGCTCGCCTCAAGGCAGCCGAGGATGCGATGGACCTCGCGCGCATGGCCTTTGGTCTGGGGCATCCCTCTGCCCTGCGGCGCCTGTCTTTTGCGATTGCCTCCATCCATCCGGGCTTTCGGGCAGCAACCGAATACGGACAGGGGTATGCGTCGGACTTCGGGGAACTGGAGATGCCGCCCGGCACATACTTCCTGCCTGCCAACAAGAACGTCGCAAGCGAGTGCGGCGTCGATCCCATGAAGTCTTTCGACTACGTGCTGGCATCCCTCATCAAGCAGGGTTGCCCCGGTCTGGAATGAGGGGAGGGGGCTAACGCCCCTTCCTTTCAGAACAATTAGACGACGCAAAGGATACTAGACCATGCTTTTCTTCTGCCCCCTCGACAACATCAGCAAGCCCTCGCGCACCACCCTGGCCGAGCAGCAAGCCGCCATCGCCCTGGACGGAACCCGCAAGCGCCAGGGGCTATGCGTCGAGGCGCCCAACGCCAAGGCCGCGACCGATACAGTCACCGCGTACCTTCTGGATTGCATCCGCTCCGGGCAGGAAACCTACCGCCCGACCGTCGAGATAGAGGACATGGACGGCGTGCCTGTCGCCACCCTTATGGACGGTGCCCCTACCCCTACCCCTGCCGAGACAGCAGGCATCAATGCCCTGGTCGCCAGGGCCAAGGGCAACAAGCCGAAGCCGCCTGCCAACGACACGCTTGTGGGCAGCACCCCTGCCGCACCCGCAACAGATAACTATTGACACACATCAGCGCACCGATAGAATGCACCCACAACAGAACGAAAGGACAGCACCATGACCAAGCCCGCCATCGAACAGTCCAACAAGGTGACCATCCCGGATGATGTTCTGCCCCTCCTGCGGTGGGCAAACGCCGACCAACTGACATGCAGGCAGGCCGCGATCCTGCGGATGATCGAACACAACCCCGGCTGCACCGTTGGTGCCATCGCTCATGTGCTGAAGGTGCCGAAGCCTGCCGTCACGCGAGCCGCCGATAAGCTCAGTGACTGGAACCTTATCCACCGAAGGGTGGAACCCGCCGACCTCCGTCTGGTTCAGCTTTGGCCCGGTCGCGGCAAGGGACGCCGCAAGTAAAGGACAGACCCTCCCACCTGCGTCACCCTCCGGGGTGGCGCATAGGGAAGGCCCGGCCTTCTGTCTGGAAAGGGAAACCCATGAAAGAAAAGAGCGATCCTTTAGAGACACGGTATCAGCACCGCATCGAGGGCCTTGAGAAGGAGGTTGAGGACTGGAAGTGGCAGAGCAGCCGCTTGCTCGCCGCCCTGATCCTGATCGGGGACTTCCCCAACCAACGCCAGAACAAAGACCTTACCTTCAGTGAGGCCGTCGATGCGATGGCCGAGCTTGCGCTTAGTGCTGCCCGCAACGCCAGAGTTTGAGGAGCAACCCATGCTGAAAGCACCAGCCCGGAATGAGTTCGCCGCCGAGGTAGAGGAGGGGCCGATCCTCGTCACGCCCGGCGTTGTGGACAGCTTCAAGCCTTGGGAGGTGAAGCGCGCCCTGGAGCGGCACCTCTCCCTCGACTGGTCCGACATGGACGAAGAGGATCAAGCCGTGAACCTTATCGCCGCAATGGAAGGGGGCAGGCGCGTGTTCTCTGCCTATCGCGTGCGAGCCAAGGCCGACGAGCGGTGCGACCTTTGGATTATCACCGAGGCCGACCGCAGCAGCACCACCATCCTGACCCCGGACGAATACTGATGCGCGCCGAACGCCTTACGAATGTGTGCTTCGTGCTGGCAATGGTGCTGGCATTCGTGCTAATCTTCACACCATAAAAGACAGGAGAGATACCAAATGTCCGACGAAAAAGAGATGATTAGCGATGGCGAAATGGCCCAGATCATCGAGATGAGCGAACACATCAAGGCTGCGGTTCTTGGTCTCGCCGTTCTCAATGGCGCCAAGCCGTCCCGGATGCTGGCTGCGGTTGTTGTGGCAGCCACCGAACTGAACTTCGATCACACCAAGCCCGGCCACGAGGAGTGGTCCCTTGAGCAGATGATTGACGGCATCCGAGCCATGCACGCCGACTTGATGGAGGCGAAAAAAGAGCGGGACATTGCCGAGGCAAACGAGGCCCGCGAACGGGGCACGATCCAGTGAAGGGGATTAACATGGAAGAATTAGACGAGCGCACCATTGGCCTTGTCCGACATATGTCGGGGGCCTTCGGGGACTTTGCCGAGTTCATGGCGATCAAGAACAACGCCAACCCCCGTGTCCTTATTGCTGCGGTCGCCCTGACCCTGACTGAACTGAGCTTCAAGCATTCCAAGCCGGGTCAGGAAGAGGACGCGATTGAGACAGCGATCAATGGCATCCGGGTGATGCATCAAGACCTGATGGAAGAGCAGCAGGGTGACGCAATGGCTGAGGCTGAGGAAGCCAAGGCCAGGGGCAGCATGCAATGAGTGAGAAGCAAACCATCCTCGTGGTTGCCATCGCCATGCTGGCCGTGATGGTCGGATACGTCATCGCAGGGGCAGTGCAATGACCGGCGCATGGGATGGATACCCTAAGAACCGCAAGCAGAGTGGATGGCACTGGCTGGCCGATGAAAGGGGTCCAGAACCGGATTACTGGATCGCAGACTTGCAGGGTTGGCGATATGTCGGACTGCCCGAGCGCGCAAAGGTTCGTGCGGCTGGCTACCTTGGTCCCTGCCACAGCCCGAGTGAGGTTGCTGCAATCAAGACCGAGCGCGACAAGCTAAGGGATGCGCTGGATGGCGTGATGAACTCGCACGGCGAGCAACTTCACGATGCCTTTTCCGTCGCCCGCACTGCACTCGGGGAGACAGGCAGTGACTGATATCGTGGAGCGGTTGCGTGTTCATGCGTGGAGAAGCGACGGATGGACTCGGCAGGATGCTGCCGAAGCTGCCGACGAGATCGAGCGGCTACGGAACGGCATCCGCCATGCACTGTCCGAGATTGAGGACGGAGGACCAAAGGCGCTGAAGTACGCCGCTCAAGAGCTTCGTATCGCACTCGGGGAGACAAGCAGTGACTGATATCGTGGACCGACTGCGGCTGACCAACGCAGACTTTCTCCATGAAGAAGCTGCCGACGAGATAGAGCGGCTGAGGAATGCACTCCGGGAGATCGCTGAAGGTGGCGTCCAAATACCACTAGACGAGGAAGGAGAAGGGCCGAACTGGCCGATGCACATATACGCAATGAAGTGGGCCAGCTTTTCCGGAGAGTTGCAGAACATCGCGCGCATCGCGCTCAAGGAATCAGACCGTGACTGATATCGTGAAGCGACTGCGATCCTTCGATGTGTTCAGCGCACCGATGGAAATTAACGGCATCATGGTTAGCCCGGTGGCGCTGATGGCAGCGGACGAGATCGTGCGGCTCAGGGAAGAGAGAGACGCGGCACGCGCCCAGGCCGCGAACGCCGACGCCCAATGCGAACGCGACGCCGAACGGGCCGAGCGCGCTGAGGCCGAGCGCGACCAACTCAAGACGGCGGCAGGGATAGACGAGTGGTGCAAGCAGTTCGAGCGCGCCAACATAACCCTGAATGAGAAGCTGTTCGCCCTGCACGAGAGTCTTGAAAAGACAGAGGCGGAACGCGACCGACTGCTGGAGAGCGTCAAGCTTCTGGATGCCCTTTGGCATGAGTATCACGATGCCTGTGCCTCACAGTTGGAAGATAACGAACGCCTAAAGGGCGCGCTCTTGCAGATCGCCAGCAGTGGAGTGAATGGGGAAAGCCTGAACCTCAGCCGGATCGGACATGCTGGCTGCATCAACGTGGCCAAGGATGCACTCAAGGAGAACGAACATGACTGAGATGGACACCCTTACTCTGGTGCGATGGAGGTTGGCTGAAGGCCGCACCATTGCAGACGCCGACGTGCATAAGCTGGTGGCTCAGATCGACAGAATGACGGATGCGCTGAAGAAGATCGGCGGCATCACCATGAGCATGTGCCTCAACTACAAAGACATGGCCGAGACGCAACGGGATATCGCCCGTGCCGCACTCAAGGAGAACGATCAATGAACGAAGACAACGCGACCAGGGCTGAACTCTTGGAAGTCTTGGCGAAACAGGCCGTCCGTCTTACGCGCGTCGAAAACGAGCGCGATATGTGGCGCAACGAGAACGTCAAAAAGACAGCCGCGTGTGAGCAGATGGGCAACAGGATATGCACGCTTGAAATCGAGCGCGACCGAATGAAGGGCGCGCTGCGTGATCTGCACGCCAGCGCAACGCACGCATACAAATACCGACCCACCGACACACCTTCCGGGTTTAAAAACGCAATGCGCGAATTGGCCGAAACGATGGAGCGCGCACGCGCCGCTCTCATGGAGAGCGGCGAATGACCAACATCATCGACCGCTTGCTAGACGAAGCCGAGAAGGCCCAGCGAAAGGGGCATCTTCTTCTGGCTGAGGTCTGCCGCGATGCGTCGGATCAGCTTGGCCTTGTCATGGAAGAACGTGACCGGCTGAGGAATGCCCTGCTGATCGCAGACACTGCGTGTCGTTCGTATTGGGGCTGGGAGTATGGCCGACCCGGCGATGTGGACGACGATGATGTTCCTGATAGCAGCCTGCTAGTGAAGTGGCGGCGAGACTACGAGGCTCGCGCCAAACTCAAGGAGAACGACCAATGACCGACACCAGCAACGAGGCCATTGAGCGCGCTATTCAGAACGCGCTTCATGGCGAATGGCCCGAGACAACAGCCGCCATACTGCGTGCCCTTCGGGCCGAGCGCGACCGGATGAAGAAGGCCCTGCAAGAGATCGAAGACCCTCCGTCTATGGTGTTCGATATTGATGACGGGTGTGGCGTGTGCGCCTGGATGAGCAACCGAGCCGAAGATGCACTCAAGGGAGACGACCAATGAGCGGAATCGTAGACGTTTTTGCTTACTCCGACCGAGGAAAAATCTTGGTCTCATTGCAGACGGTAGATGTCAGGGATGAGTTGCACGTCGCGCTCTATCCCGAGATGGCCCTGAAACTGATCGAAACTCTGAGCAAAGCCCTCCGAGACAACATCACGGACGCAAAGCGATGAGCGCCCTTCTGCCCCCGATGAAAGAGGTATTCGCCTACATCCGGGATGGCGAGATTATCGTGGCCATGCACGGGCATGAGTTCGCAGATGACAGGCACGCCGCACTGACCCCGGCGCTGGCCCTGCAACTGGCAGAGGCGCTGATCCGGGCCGTCCGCAATCCCTATGCGGACAAAGAATCATGAGCATGTTGCGCCTGGACCCACCGATCCCCGTCATCACGCCGAAGGGGAAGGCATGGGCGCACGTCCTCATCGACTACAGCCAGGAGCATCACCTCGTTTGGGTGTGCTTCCAAGATGACACGGGCGAATGCTGGTCTTGGGAAAACAAGGCCGTCCGAATCCAACCAAACCCAACGCTAGGGAGAGACTGAAGATGATGATCGGAACCGACGCGGTTGAGGTGCAAATCAGACACCGGCTGACGCAGAACGTGCCGCACAACGACCTGTTCATTGAGGTCGATGACCTCCAGGGGAACCCGGTCGCGGCCTTCAACACTCCCAGGCAGGCGGCTGTCTGGCTGCACGAAAATAACTTTCAGTACATCGAAGGCAGCAGCGGCATTTGGACGCGCAAAAAAGACAGGCTCATCAGCCTCGACTTCCTCGACGGCAGGGCCATCACCAACCGCCAGCTTTACAAACACCGATCCATCTTCACCGTGGATCACGTCACTGTGTGCTGGACCATTGGCCTGTGCGCCATCGCCTTTGTGCTTTTTGCCCTGGGATAGCGCGCCCAGGAAAAGCCCTTGCGTCCGGTCGGGCGATCTGGATATACCGAAAAGCGAAAGGGCTGCCTTGCCGGGCAGCCCTCTCAAATGCACCCTGACGGAACCAGGGTGGGCGACAAACGCCATGTGCGTCTATCCCCCACCATACCCGGCTGCGTCAAGGGCTTTCATAGCCACCCACCCTGTGTGGGGCGACCTGTCGGCCATAGGGACCGGGCAGGCAACGCGATAGCCAAGGGCATGGCGCACTACAATGAAGCCGGAAGTATGTCCGGTGGAAAGGCGGGTGAAAGTCCCGAACGAAGCGCGATGGTTGTCTGCATGGCCTCGCGTTGACCGACATTGCCGCAAGGCAGAACTCCGTGCTGATGCCGCCCTCACAGGATGTCCCCGGCTGATAAAGGCACGATGCAGATTGACGACGGCTCACCGATAGATGGAACCGGCGGAACAGGTTTCCCCCCGCAAAGGGGGAACTTTGTCCTCAAGCTACCTCAACCCAGCAGAACAGGTAGGTACAGGCACACAGTCATAGGCTGGTAGCTTAGGCTACTAGCTATGCCGCAACATATCGCTCCAACGATATGTTGCGTCTCTTAGGTTAGCTTGTAGCTATATCTAGTGTAGTCTTAGACATCTAAAACACCTTGTGTTGGTGTTCTTCTTTGTGTATCCTGCATGTCCTTCGGGGGAAGAAGATGCAAGCCATTGAAAAAGAATACATCCTAGCAAGAGCTAAGGATGGACAGACTCGGGTAGCCTGCCCTGCCTGTGGACCGGACAGGAAAACCAAGAATGATCCTACCCTTTCCATCAAGCAGGATGCGGCGGGCATCCTCTGGAATTGCCACCACTGCGGCGTCAACGGTTCGATGGGAAGAGGTGGCAAGGTGACTGCGGTTGTCCCGATCAAGACCTACACGACCGGCGATCTGGATTTCGCTGGCCTGGACTACATGGCAGACCGGGGCATCTCCGATGAGACAGCTAAGTCTCTCGGCGTTTGCTCAGGCAGGAAGTTCTTCAAGAAATCTGCGACCGAGTTGGATGCGGTCGGCTTCCCCTACCGGCATCAAGGTAGGGTGACGGCGATCAAGTGGCGGTCCATCTCCACCAAAGAGTTTACCCAGGACGGCAGCGCACAGACCCTGTTCCTGGCTGACAAGATCGAGCCGGGGCAGGATATCGTCATCACCGAAGGTGAGATCGACGCCCTGTCCTTCTGGGAGGCAGGCATCCCTGCCCTGTCCATCCCGTCCGGGGCTCTGTCCGAAGGCGCCGCCGACGATACTGCCCGTCTGAAATGGCTGTCGCATCATGACGAACTAATCAAGGCAGCGCCCAATGTCTTCCTTGCGGTGGACATGGACGGGCCGGGCGAGACCACCGCACAGGAACTGGCTCGCCGTATCGGTAAGCTGAAGTGCTGGCGCGTCTCCTTCCCTCATGGCAGCAAGGACGCCAACGACGTTCTGCTGAAGGCAGGCAAGGAAGCTCTCGCCAAGTGCAAGGCTGATGCGGCACGCTGGCCGGTCGAAGGCTTGGCCTCACCGGCTGACTTCATGGACAAGGTGCAGACCCTTTACCGGGATGGCCTGCCCCGAGGCGCCAGCACTGGCTGGTCCAACGTGGACGAACTGTTCACGCTGAACCCTGGCAATCTCGTCATCGTCACGGGCACGCCCGGCTCAGGCAAATCCCAGATCATCGACAACATGCTGGTCAGCGCGATGGCTCGCTATAACTGGCGTGTCGCCTATGCCAGCTTTGAGAATCCGCCCGAGCTTCACCTTGCCAAGCTCATCTCTCTCCGGGCAGGCAAGCCCTTCGGGGATGGGCCGACGCCCCGGATGAGTGAGGACGAGATGCTTGAAGCCCTTGGCTGGGTGAATGAGCATCTGACCTTCCTCACCAACGAAGGCGTGATGCCGACCGTCGAAAGCCTTATCGAAAGGTTTGAGGCTGCGGTTCGCCGGGATGGGGTGAAGGCCGTAGTCGTGGACCCCGTGAACTTCATCAAGCTCAGTCAGAAAAAAGACGGCGGCGTTGATACTGAAAGTGTTAACGAGATGCTGTCTCAGTTTAAGACGTTCGCAGCACGGGCAGAAGTTACCTTCTTCTTGATCGCCCACCCGGCCAAGCCCATGAATGTTTCGGCTGACTGGGTTCCGACCGGCTACTCCATCTCGGGTTCTGCCCACTACTACAATCGTGCGGACTTCGGGCTTACCATCCAGCGCAAGATGGATCAGACCATCTTCCATGTGTGGAAGTGCCGCTTTGCATGGCAGGGGCAGATTGGTGAAGCCAACCTCTACTACGACAAGGCGACCGGCCTCTTCTCAGAAACCCAGGGCGAGACGCAGGATGACAAGCTTTGGCTGAAGGGTTTCGATGAGGTCTACAATTTCTGACAACGGTTAGCCTCACCGTTGGCCGCAAAGTTTTGTGTTGCACTAGGCTTCGATGCACACTATGTTGCCTTTGCTCCGGGACCAATGGACCCGTCAAGCTTGGGTAGGTCCCCCGACCTCGTAATCCCAGGCAGCCAAGGCAAAGCGTGAGCCTTGGCCTACTTCCCTCAGCCGAATACGATGCAGACATTACGGGCGACCCCTCTGCACCTCATGGTGTACGGGTCGCTTTTCGTTTGACCTACTTCCCCTTCAGCCTTTGAAGTTCTGCCACAGCGAACAATGGATCGCGGTGCTGGATGATGACCTCAATCCGTGGGTTGGCCTTGTCTATGCAGTGATAGACATGGCGCTCCCGGACCTGTCTGTCATTCTTGTAGACCTTGCCCTGGAGCAGATCGAGGATAAGGCTTTCGTCTAGATCGGGGCGCTGGCTGGCATAGTAAATCCAGAGGTCCATCCGTAGCTCGCCCTCAAGCAAGGGGTCGAGTGGCCGCACCTGTAACAGAAAGTCACGGGCATAGCCGCGAGCTTTGTCCGACTTGATGGAGGCAGGCCGGTTGCCGAACAGCACAAGCTTGCGACTGTTGGCCTTACTGGCTGGCTCGCCATAGACCACAAGATGCACGGGCTTCATGGCCCAATCATGCGCAACATATTGTGCCTAATCAAGCGCACTCATCGCCCAACTTTTTTATGCCTAAGTCAACGATACCCAGTTGATCTGGGGCAGAATACATGTATCTTAGAGTGCATGGCGAACATCACCAACAACCACAACCTACCGCAGACGCTGGTCAATCTCGCACTGCGAGACACCTATAGCCGGGGCAATGCGAACATCTCAGTGACCGAGCTTATCGGCTCTCCTCGTATTCGCATCCTCCGTAGTGAGAAGCGGAAGGAGATCGTCACTGATGTCTCTGAACTCCTGTGGCCGCTGCTGGGTCGCGCCCTCCACAATGTCGTGGAGCAGGGCGCCGATGAGCAGCACGTTGCAGAGGAGCGCCTGTTCACTGAGGTTGCAGGCTGGCGCCTAAGCGGCGGCATTGATCTGCAAATCCTGGGCACGGGCGCCGATGGCGAACGTCAGGTTGCCATCTCCGACTACAAGATGACGACGGCATGGGCTGTCATGAACCCAAAGCCCGACTGGGAACGTCAGCTTAATTGCTATGCCTACCTTGCTGAGAAGCTTCGTGGCTGGACGGTAGTTGGCCTGACGATCAACGCTGTCGTCCGCGACTGGAACAAGCACGAGGCCGAGCGGCGCGAGGGTTATCCTGCCGTCCCTCTTGTTGTTCTGCCCCAAACACTCTGGTCGTTCGCTGAACGCGAGCGATACGTCACTGAGCGTATGGCTCTTCATCAGGATGCGGAACGCCGCTTCGACTGGGGTGAGCCAATGCCTGAATGCACCGACGAAGAACGTTGGTTCAGACCCGGTAAGCTGGCCGTGATGAAAGAAGGCCGCGTCCGGGCGCTGAGGTTGTTCAACACGCACGAGAGAGAAGAGGCCGAAGAATATGCGAGAGAAAATAAGGGCTACATTGAAGAGCGCCCTGGAGAGAACACGCGCTGCGATAGCTACTGTCAGGTCGCGCGCTGGTGCGACCAATACGCACGGCTCAAGGCGTGACTGGGGAGCCGCCGCTGTTGCCCTGCTCCTGATCTTCCTTGGTGGTTTCTTCGGCAGCTTGGCTGCTGGCGTGATTATCCGCTGGCTCTTCCAATGAAGATCACCAAGCAAGTCAGAGAGTACATCGCTCTTGCCGTCCAAGACCTCGATGATGCTGGAATCCCCTGGCAGATCGAGCTTGGAAGGAAGCACCACAAGTTACTCTACGAAGTTGATGGAAAGGGATGGACCATGACTGTCTCAGCCAGTCCGTCTGATAAGCGATCCGCTCTCAACTTCCGAAGCCAAGTCCGCAACTCCATTCGCAATAGGGCAGCATGACCTGGGAACGTATTGAGACATCAGCCAACAGGAACAACGGAGTGACCGTCGCTTGGCGCGTGCCGAACGGCAGGAAGAACCCGGCTCTTGCGATCTCCATGACCAAGAAGGTCGCCGCCGAAATCGCACTCGGCCCGAAGGGCAACAGAAAGGTTCTCGTTGAGCGCAACCGGATGGCAGGCAAGCTTCGGATTCGCATGGCTCCGGAGGACGCGCTTGCTCATGAATGCAGGCACGCAACTTGGAGGACCGGCGGATGCAGCATTGCCGCTCCCTTCGATGACGTGAATCTGAAGGAGAGCAAGCCAGCGCAAGATGTGCGTTGGTCTGTTGAGGACGGCTGGCTTGTCATCAAGCTCCCTCACTGGGCGTGCCCGATGATCCAAGTTTCTGGGAGAGTGGCATGAGAGACCACCAACTCTGTCTTTTTCTCACGTCAACGAAGCTCGCTGACTATGCGAGACGGGCAGCATCAGAAGGAAACAACCAGCGCGCCATGCGCGCCTTGGCTCTCTCTGAAGCAAAGCATCACGCATCCCTTGGCGATCATGTCGGAAAGCGGCTCGCCCTGGCCGATGCCAAGTTCCACAACCAAGCAGAAAGAAGGGGCCGAACGGTCCCGGCTGAATAGGAGAGACAAGTGATTAAGAGCATGTTGAAGTTGAACAACGACGTTCGAGCAAAGGCAGGAGAGTTCCTTGTCCTGCATGAGAACGGCAACGTCTATGTCGTGGACGAGGATGCGCTGTCTTCCCTTCTCGGGGTGAAGAGCGAAAACGAAAAGCCTTGGTTGACGACCGCCAAGGAGAAGATCGAACACAAGCGGCGCAAGCCGACCAAGATGGAAGAGGTTGACGACATGCTTCTTCGTGGTCGCCCTGTGAATGACATCGCCCTTCAGGTTGGTCTGTCTCGCAGGATCGTTGGTCTGCGTCGCGCCACGATGGTTGAGGAAGGATTGCTGCCTCCCCTGACCAAGAAGACGCCGGTTAAGCACCATTGGTACAAGAGCGCCGAGGCCCTTGAGGCGGCACGAGATCGCGCTCGTCACGCATGGCGAGTTCGTATGGAAAAGTTTGCCAAGAAGGAGACCGGCAAGTGAGCGATGTTCTTGGGGCGCTGACGGGCTTCTGGTGATGGGCAGCGACAGAAAGCTTTGGATCGCGGCGCTGGTGGCCGTTGCCATGCTGACCGCGATCTTCGGCGCGCTGCTTTCATACGAAGCCTACAACGCGGCTGAACTCAGAAACATTCAGTGCATCAATCCCAATAGGGTGGTTTGCGCTTTGGAGGTACGGCGATGAGCGGCATCTATCTGGATTCGGTCGAGGTGTGTCGCCGCCTCTCTGCTGCCTGCAAGAATGCAGGGAGTCAGAAAGCTTTCGCTGAGAAGCACAGCCTGTCAGCGGCCTACGTCTGCGACGTATTGAACGCGCGACGTGAGCCGGGTCAGTCCATCTTGGATGCGCTTGGTCTGGTTCGTGTTGTCCGATACCGGGTCAGGTCTATTAAGAAGGGGGAAGAGTGATGAACGGCGAGAACAAGGTGTGGATTGCCGTCATCTGCTTGGTGGGAGTCTTTGTTGTTGGCTCCGGGGTTTTGATCTGGAACGACAGCAACCACAAAGCATCACTGCGGCATGCCGCGTGCGTCAATCCTGACAGCGTGGCTTGCGCCCTGGCGGTGCGGCAGTGACGGGCCTTGATGAGAAGCCGGTCTGCTCTTGCGGACTTTACAGCGGACAGACTTGCTCTCGTCAGCCCTGCCTTCTGAGGGGCATTTCTGCTGAGGATGTGCGGCAAGCCTACCATCAGGGCGTCGCAAGCGCGACGTGGAAGTATGCGGCTCAGAATCACCAGTTTCCGCTGGTGCCGCAGATGCTGACGCCGCAGATGCCGTTCTTTCATGGCGTGATGCAGCCCGTTGGTTGCATCTGCCCGCCGGGCGCGAACAAGGAATGCGAGAACCCGGCATGTCCTCGTAAGTCTCACGTCAACGTCACGTCTTCGGGAGTTTAGGCATGAACGCAGAAGAATGGGCCGACGAGATTTACGCGGCCACCGGCATGGTGGTGAACGCCGAGCAGGCGACCGCCATCAGTAAGATGATCCTGAACGCACGCATCCTTGCGCTCGATGAAGCATGGGAAGTCATTGCAGACAGGCCCGTGAATGAAGACGGTCTCACGTTCACCGAGATCATGAACCGCGATCAAGAGATGATGGACGCCATCAGGGCTCTGAAGAGGACCGGCTATGTCTGACGACAACGTGGTCATCCTGCCCGTGATCTCCACCCTTCCCGTCCCGGTGGGGCGCATCCTTGAGCAGGCCATGAAGGCCGATCTCAAGATGTGCATCGTCATCGGCATGAACCAAGACGAGTCTCCGTATTTCGCCAGCAGCGAACCAGACGGCGGTGACATTCTCTGGTGGATCGAGAAGACGAAGCTGGCGCTGCTTCATGTCGGCGGCGCTTGGCCTGGGACTGAGGGGCAGTAGCGATGGCTGATGATATCGTAGATCGGCTCTTGGCAGAGGCCGAAGGATGGCGAGAAGAGATGCGCCCGGAGTGCGGTCGCACGCTTGATGAAGCCGCCAATGAGATCAAGCTGCTGCGTCAGGTGTGCGCTCGTCTCGCTCGTGACCTCAGCACGGCGCAAACTGACATCCTGCCCTGGATCGAGAAAGTCCAGCACCTGACAGCCACGAACATGGAACATGCTGCCGCTCTCCGACAGCAGGATGGCAAGGTGACTGTCAGCCGCGAGTTGGTTGAGAGCGTGCTTGAGGATGCTGAGGCATTTGTGGCTTCGGAGTACGTCATCAACGGTGAGGTCCACCGATCCGAACGCCGCAGATATTTCCGGGATATGGATGACATTTGGAAGCTGAAGGCAGAACTGAGGGAGGTGAAGGGTGAGTGAGCAGAACAACGCCGCCGCCGAACGCAGCGCCCACGTCACTCGGGGTTCTGCCCCAACGATCAAGGAGAACATCCTTGTCGAGGTGTCGAAGGGCGTCTTCCAACTGAAGGCCGTCGCTGAGGCAGAGAAGGAAGTTGCTCGTCTCCGGGCAGCACTGGAGAAGATCGCTCACTCAGCAGACTACGACACCATCGTCAGCCCCGATGGGGATCGGCACGAGATGGCAATTCAGACGGCGCTAGATGCGCTTAGGGAGAAAGGAAATGAGTGACTATGACCGGCTCTTCCGCCTGTTCGATGAGGCGATGGGCGCGTTGAAGACGCTGGCCGACGAGGCTGAGGTGAAGGGCGCGACATACGCCTCAAGGCTGATTGATGAGATGATCGACCACCTCGTGACCGCAAGGCAGGTGGTGGAGGGGGACGATGACTGATGGCGTCTATCACTGCGAGTGCGATCCGCATGGCGACAATGCCAAGTGCGACAGGCCCTGTGCGAAACCCTGGGGAGTGCCGATGAAGAACGAGCGCATCACTACCGACTTTGCTGAGGGCTGGCGCGCTGGCTTTGAGGCAGCACGAGTGCAGCTTGAGGCTGCGGCAGAGAGGGCAATGGCCGACTACAGGTCTGTGATGAAGGCGATGAGGGCGGTGGAAACTCCTGCCCCGACGAGAAAGGAAGAAGGATGAGCGAACACGAGACGGCCAACTGCTTGGCTGACTTCAGCGAGACGGACTTCAAGAAGTTCGCCACGAGGATCGGGGATCGGTGGTCCTTCACCCTCCCCGTTCATGAGTTGCAGAACATTGACGACCTCCTGCCAGACCATGTGCTGTCGGTGGAGAAGGTTCCCCTGTCGCCCGGTGGGGAGATCATGCTGGGCAAGCTGACGAGGAAGAAGGGAGTTTGACTATGAGCCATGTCTTTGATGGCGCCCCCGATGGGCGGCAGTCGAGCGACGTGAGTGAGCCTGTGAGCCGCTTTAGGCCCCGTTACCGGGCGCTTACCGACAGCGAAAAGGCTTTGCACGATGCCATCAAGTCGAAGGCTTCCGAGCTTGAGGCTTTGATCGAACAGGTGAAGCCTGGGCGCTATCGCTCCCTTGGCATCACTGCCCTTGAAGAGAGCATTATGTGGACGGTGAAGGAGCTTACTTCCTAATGAACGTGTTTGAAGAACAGGCCAAGTTCATGCTGGCCTGCGGCCAGACGGTCGGCAGGATGAACGAAGAGCAGACCGCGCTCTATGTCGGTCTCATCATGGAAGAGATGACGGAACTCTTCGAGGCTGTCGCAGAGAGAAACAAGGCAGAGATTTTTGACGCACTTCTCGACATCATCGTCGTGTGCATTGGGGCAGGACACTCTGCCGGTCTTCCGCTTGAGGCTGGATGGAGAGAAGTGATCCGGTCTAATATGGCAAAGGTTGATCCTGAGACCGGCTTTGTGAAAAAGCGCGCCGATGGAAAAATCTTGAAGCCTGAAGGATGGACGCCTCCTAGGCTTGCGGCACTCATCGAAAGCTGATAGGTTAGGCGCACTGAAGGAGAGACGAATGAAACCTGAGACGATCAAGGCGATCATCGCCACACGCGAACAGGTCGGCAGCCTGGGCAAGTCTGCCATGAACCCGCACGGGCGGTACAAGTACGTGTCCATCGACACCTACTATGAGAAGGTTGCCACGACCGCAGCCAAGAACGGCCTGTCTTGGATCGCCTCTGAGACTGCCTTCGAGGTGATGGCTGACGTGGGGAAGACTGGCGTCATCAAGGCCACCTACGACGTGGCGCTGATGCACGAGAAGGGCGACTACATTCCGAAGTTCAGCACCCTCACGATCATCCATCCGATCCAGGGCGCTCAGACCGTTGGCTCTGCCATGTCCTACTTGGACAAGGTGTTCATGCGTCAGTTGTTCTCCGTCGCCACTGGCGAGAAGGACAGCGATGCTGACGAGACCAACCCGGCTGATATCATCGGGATCGGCACGGACAGCCCCAAGAAGGATGCTGCCCCCGAGGTCAACACGGAGCAGGCCGAGAAGGTCTTTCTGGAGTTTGTCCCGATCTGTGCCAGCCTCGAAGACCTGAAGCTCTTCTGGTCCGAGAACTACAAGGCACGCAACCTCCTCAAGGAACACAACCCCGATGCGCTGAAGCGCGTCACCGCCGCTTTCACCAAGCGGAAGGAAGAACTCCAGAAGGAATCCAACGATGGAAACTAAGAAGTATTACGGCGGCGCGCTCTTCATCAACCGCAATAAGACCAACGAGAAGGCTCCTGACCTCAGCGGCGACGTTGAGATCAACATGGAGACGCTGAAGGTTCTGGTCGAACTGGCCAAGAAGAACGAGCCGCTGAAGCTGCGGATGGCTGCCTGGGTCAAGGAAGGCAAGAGCGGCAAGTTCTATTCGGTCCAGCTTTCCGAGAACAAGCAGCCCGCCAAGCCCGCCCAGAAGAACGTCTTTGACGACGACATCCCCTTCTGAGGTAGGTCATGCTCATCCGCCTGGACGAGTTAGAGATTGCGATAGGCCAAACAATCGGCCTGAAGAGGCACGAGAACGGCCAGAACCGCAGGACGACTCGCGGGCTGGCGGCTGAGTATTCCCTGGACTTCCATACTCTCGGGGCCTTTGGAGAGCTTGCTGTTGCGAGAATCCTGAACGTCTATCCGGGGTTCATCCTCAACACATTCAAAGGCCCCGACATCGAACCCGACGTTCAGGTTCGCACCACCAGACACAAGAACGGCAGGCTCATCATGACCGATGATGACCCGCCCTTTCACAGATACGTCCTTGTGACTGGTGATGCGCCTGAACTGGAGATCGTTGGCTGGATGTGGGGATACGATGGCCAGGAAAAGAAGTGGCTGACTGATCCGAAGAACAACAGACCGCCCGCCTACTTCGTCCCCAGGGATGCACTCAAGCCTATCGAGACGCTGAATGAGGGTTAAGAACACAAAGCATCTGACGTGGGTCAGGACGCAAGGCTGTCTGATTTGCGAAAGATGGGCACAGGCACACCACCTAATGTTTGCCGAGCCTTCGGCTATGGGCAGAAAGAGTGGTGATGATTGGGCCGTTCCTTTGTGCGCCGACCATCACACAGAACTGCATGCTTATGGGGATGAGAAGACATGGTGGGACCTGAAGGGTGTGGACCCGGTGGAGTGGTGCAAGCGACACGGGTCAAAGCAATGAACCCGCACTATGCGGGACAGATCATGCGTGAAGTTGACGTTCTGCCCCGTGCTGATGGGCAGAATTGGAAGGTCGGGGACGAAGTTGGTCTGCATGGAGCGGTTTGGACCGAACGCGGCGACGCCAAGGTCTATGCAGTAATTACGGAGATTGTTGATGTTCGAGATTGAGAAAGGCGTCCCTGTTCCGCGTAACTACATGGGCCGCAAGTCGAAGAAGCGTGAAGCCATGATCGCCACCATGAATGCCATGAATGTGGGTGACAGCTTCCGCGTTGAGTACAAGCTGCCGTCTATGCGTAACTTCATCCGCAACTGTGGGATCGACGGCTCGTTCCGTGCGGCCCAGGAGAGCGACACGCACATCCGCGTCTGGCGGGTGGGCTAATGGGTGGGGGCGAAAGCCCCCATACCAAGAACCACGGAGAGAACAAATGAGTGACATAGACCTGATGCCGGTCATCCGGCTGACCAAAGACCTGAAGAGCGCCGCCCGCACACTGTCGAGCGACGAGGCGCGCTTCCTTGTGGACGCCTATTACGCCATGCAGGAGGACCGCATTCGCGCCGCCCACCAGCATCGCAGTCTGACTGAATCCGGGGAGCCCGCCGATGTGATGACGTGGCTGATGGATCAGCGTGAGGTTCTTGAGAAGCAAGTGGCCCGTGCGCTGGATGCGTATAGCGGCTCCAATCAGGTTGGCTCCTGGGCGCGCTCCATCGTCGGCATTGGCCCCGTCATCTCGGCTGGTCTGCTGGCTCACATCGACATCACCAAGGCTCCGACCGTGGGCCACATCTGGCGCTATGCCGGTCTTGATCCGACCCAGACCTGGGAGAAGGGGCAGAAGCGTCCTTGGAACGCTCGCCTCAAGACGCTGTGCTGGAAGATTGGCGAGAGCTTCGTGAAGGTGTCTGGAAACGAGAAGGACATCTACGGCAAGGTCTACAAGGAGCGGAAGGAGATCGAGGCCGCTCGCAACGAGAAGCTTGAGTTCTCGGAGCAGGCCATCGCCATCCTGGGCAAGAAGCGGTTTGGCGCTGATACCCAGGCCAAGAAGTTCTACGAGCAGCAGATGCTGCCCCCTGCCCACATTCATGCGCGAGCCAAGCGGTACGCGGTGAAGCTGTTCCTCTCGCACCTTCACCATGTCTGGTGGGAAGTGCAGACGGGCGAGAAGCCGCCCAAGCCGTATGTGCTGACCCACATGGGCCATGCCCACTACATCGCGCCGCCTAACTGGCCGATGAGCTAAGTCAACTTTCAGGAGAGTACCAGAAACGGAAAGCGAACCAGACGAAAAAGAAAGTCCCAGGACGAGTGAGTGAGTCTAGGCGGCGCGAGAGTTCCACAAGCGACGAACGAACCAACATATGAGAGAGCGCCATCTCGCGTGAGTGAACCATCATGGCTGAGAGTTCCACAGACGAAAAGTGAACCAAGGTACGAAAGAGTCTCAACCACTGCGAGTGAACCACTGAGCATGAGAGTGCCTAGTGTGGAGAGTGAACCATTGAAAGCGAGAGTGCCGCGTCGTCGGAGTGAACCACGCTACATAAGTGTGCCACCGTAGCAGAGTGAGCCAGTGCCTAAGATAGCTTCATGGTAATCGAGCGAGTCAAACCGTAGGAGAGTTCCATATGGCCCGAACGAGACTTGGAATGCGACAGCGCCATAGCACGGATCGAACCATGACTTACGAGAGTTCCAGTTTTCGGGAGTGAATCAATTGACCAGAGAGCGCCAAAAGGAGGGAGTGAACCAACCATAGGGAGAGTTCCATCGTTCGAGAGTGAACCGCACTGACAGAGAGCGCCAACGTTCCTGAGTGAGACATGAGACCAGAGAGTTCCACGGTCTAAGATCGAACCACTACCAAGGTAGAGTTCCAGAAGACTGGAGTGATCCATTAGGCGTAAGAGTACCATCCCGCCGGAGTGAACCATCGTCGTCAAGAGTTCCATCGTAAGTGAGTGAACCACTGGTTCGGAGAGTTCCATTACGAAGGAGTGAACCAAGTCTAGCGAGAGCGCCTAGGCCCCTGAGTGAACCATCCGGGTAGAGAGTTCCGCACCCTGAGAGTGAACCATCACAGTGGAGAGTTCCATAGACAATGAGTGAGCCATTGAGGCCGAGAGTTCCAGCGATCACGAGTGAACCATCGCAGACGAGAGTTCCATAATCGACAAGTGAACCACTGATGCAGAGAGCTCCAATTTGAGGAAGTGATCCAAGTGCCTTGAGAGTACCATCGGAGTTGAGAGAGGCATCACGTCCGAGAGCGCCATGAAAAGCGAACGAAAGGTCTAGAATGGCAGAACCCAAACAGCCTTGGCTGAAGTTCGAGGCGATCAAGACATCCATGCGGCAGGATGGAAAAGGGACATACATGACCCTGACCATCCACCCGGATGAAGTGCCGGTCGATCTTCTCGCCGCCCGGCCCGGCACGCGATACATGGTCGGAATGCTGCCCGTCGATGACCATGACCGGCCCGTCAAAGGCAAGGACATGGAAGACGGCGAGCGCGCCGTTCAGTCCGCAGGCATGCTCTGCCGCAACATCAAGTTCCAGAAGTGGATGATGGACAACG